CGAAAAACGCGGCGGAACAAATCGCGATCAATGCCGGGCAAGCCGGTTAACGCCACGCGATAGCGTATCGTCGTCCCACGCGGCCAGCGGGCTGGATTCGCGCCGAGGGGTGCTGGCTTGTAGCCGCAGATGATTCGATCGGTCATGGCTAGTGCTCGTAAGTGTTGCTCATCCAGCAGCCAGGATACTTCGCTTCGCAGCTTACCAGCCACTCAGCAGCCGTTTTTTCGTCTTCGCCATCGTCGATGATTTCTTGATCTTCTATCACTCGAACAATTGGATCGTATTCACGGCGGAACTCAGCAACCGACGACATCGGGTAGTCACGCGACACCCACCGCACCGCGTCAAGTTCCGATGTCGCGAATACGTAGAACCAAGATTCGTCGACAAGATCGACGCGATAGATTTTCATTGCCGCCATTCGCCTCGCCTCCTCGTCGCGACGGCTGGCGGCGGTAGAGGCGTCCGCCGCCAGCCTGTCGCGTCGTCCCCACTCACCACCATACGATACGCACCATGTCGCCCGCGTCAACGGCTTGCGATGCGGACGAAGGTACGATCCTGTCCAACTGGCGAGTAGACGTAGTGCTGTGACGCCCTATTGCCATCCTCGACGCGTCTCCGGATCGGCAACCGGTCAGCGGTGATTGTCACCTCGCCGGACAGAATGCGAGCCTCCATGTCATCGACCAACCGTTCCGTCAGATGCCCGACGTAATAGGGATTGGCGGACAGGTCGATAAGCGTCGGCGTCGTCAACAGCCTCACCGCCAATGCCCGACGTGCGATTAGGTCTTGCGGCAGGTCGCGCTCCGATTCCTCGTCGTGGCGACGTTCGGATTCCTTGGCGACCCGCAGCCAAATTGCCATCCTGTCAACCGTCGGTAGCAGTTGCTTTTCCGGCTTCGGCAATCGGATTTTCGGCATCTTTGCAAGCTCGCGGCGTTCGCGTCGCATTTGATCCCGCTCATCACGGATACGCTCCGCGTCCTCACGTAGGACAATCCGGCGCACCAGCTTTCGCGGCCCAAGGATTACGCGGCGATAACGCAAACGTCCCTCAGCGATCAGCGTATCGATGGTCGAACGTCGCACGCCAATCACCGCTTCGGCCTGATGGTTCAACAGCCACTTCGTGCCGATCTCAGACTCAGGCACGTTCACCTCGTCGACGTAGACGCGCTGGAACGCGTCGACATCAATCCAAGCGACATCTGGCCCGCCAATCGTTTTCGGCTCCCGCTTGATCGGCACTTCCCGCTTCAATGCAGCCTTGAAGACGCCGCTGTAGCTCATACCCCACCGCCTTCTTGCCTCTTGAATCGTCATCCAAACTGTCGCCATAGCCTGACTCCTCGTTAGCGTGCCGCTCCTGGTGGCACTTGTGACACAACACCCTCAACCCATCCGCCTCGCAAAACAGCCGAGCCACGAACCCGGCGACGTCCTCGATTGATCCGCACGGCACGATGTGGTCGACACTCACCGACCGGCCATCGTGCCACTGCCGGCACAACGCACACTGGTAATCCCACTTCCGACGGCGGTCGCCGCTCTGCGTCGGCCGTCTAGCAGCCCGCATGACATCCTGGATCGGCCACCACCGCCGAGTGATCCGGCGCAACTGCGAGCGTAGCCAGTTGCGATATCCGGCCTCCGTAAGCCGCCCTCCGGCCCGCGTACGCTCGACTCGCGACGTCTTTGGCTTCCGGGTCGCTTTTCCAGGCAAACGCGTCCTATGCGGTTTGGGGGCCTTTCCTGTCGATCGTCGTTTTGGCATTGTTTTCCTCTCATAAACGGACGTTGATTTGAAGACCATGTGGGGGATTTTTGTCGACGAAGGGGGGAATACTTCAAGAAAACTAGGGGTGGAGCGTAGAAGAAAAGAAAATCCCCCTGTAGTAGGGTGTAAAAAGGGAATCGCTCTGAAGGTGTTGAAGTATTGAACTATTATTATTTTTTTTATTTTATCCCTATTTTTCCAGCCTTTTCGCGTTCCTAATAGTTCAAAATCGACCTTGAACTATTCTTGAACTGTTGCGGAATTGGGGCCTAATAGTTCAATACTTCAAGAACAGTTCAAGGCACGATTTGAACTATTACCCCCCTGAACACTGTCCGTCGGGGGGGACTACCCTTAGAGGGGTGGAGAACTGCGATAGTCGGTATCGCGATGTCTGCTTGCCGGTTTTGTTGGCGTCCTTCGATCGGCCCTCGACGATTTGCCGTTGGTCAATCAGGTCTGCCAGTAGCTCAATGCGTTGCTTACGTGGCAGCCATTGCAGTTTACGCGCCAACTCCGTGCCGGTCAAGCCAGACGGTCCCGCGTCCCCAATGATCCGCAGTACGCGTTTGGCCGTCTGCTCCTGCTGATTGCGAGCCACGTACCGATTGCATCCATCGATCAATTGACGGGTTAGCCAGTTGACGACCTTGATTGCCCAGTCGATATCGCATAGCTCGATCGACTTCGGCTCTTCGCAAACGTGCCGGCTTGCACAATGGATCAGCGCCAGCTTGTTGGCTTTTTCGGCCGCACGCGACCAGATGGCTGCCCGCGTTGACTCCTCACCGATTCTTTTGGCGGATATGTCCGACGAGTATTGCCAGAACCGATCGTAGGCGGCCTTGGATCGCGTCAGCGTGACGGGCGCGGGCGATAGCATGTGATCAGCCGCTTCGCCAGGCATCCACTTCCACCACCAGCGTGCAGCCTCGATCATGCTTTCCGGCAAGTCGATCCACTCCGCCTCGCGGACAGCCTGATACCCTCTTCCAGGAACGACGAGCATTCTTCCCATCAACCCGTCCGACACGTTGTCGAGCGTGATGTGCTGCCAAAAACCTTCCGGCGTGCCAGTCGCGTAGATCGATAGGTTGGGCTGGTCAATGTCCGCGTTCTTTTGGCTGTCCGTGTAGCTCGACAGATTCACCAGTTCGCCCGAGCTTGTGAATAGTTTGAGCAACGTCGGGACAAGCTGCCCCATATGCGTGGCGTTTGGGTTGGCGGCAGCTTTGAATAGGTAGCCAGCCTCATCGAGCAGCATTAGTTGGATCGGCGACACCTTGAGCGCGGATACAACCGCCGACGAACTGTTGAGCGTTTCCGGTCCGCGTAGCCGAGGCTCGACTGCTGCCAGCAACCGCGACACGACACGCCGAGCGATGTCCTTTCCCGCGCCCGTCACCTCCAGCCCGACAAGATAGATGTTCGACCGCGTATTCTGCGGGTCGCGGATCTTGTGACCGCACAGCGTAGCTACGGCCCCAATGGCAGCCCCGAGGGCTAATTCCGGTTGCGGGTACATGCTGACGCGCAGCGTATGCTCGACGATCTGCCCGAGGAGCCCGGGTGGCGTTAGGCAATCAGCAGGGAATTCGGACGTCTTCGGCGGTGGCGGTTCGCTCACAGGCTGGATCGGCTCAGCCTCAGTCTGTGGCGGTTCGCCCGCCATCAAGCGTTCCGCGATCATTGCCCAATGCGGATCGGATTCCTCCACGCCCCATTCCTGCGGCGTCGGCCGCCCCAACGCGTTGCTAATGGCGGTCCAATCGGTCATGCCGCACGACGAATGGAAGCAGCACCCGCCCATTCGGCCGCTTGGCTCCTGGGTGATGCAGCAGTCACGCGACGCGTTCCGCGTCGTGTGGCTGGCGATTCCCGGACATTGGACGAACCATTTTTTCGTCCCGTCGCTGGCGTGATCGACTTCCAGCAGCGTAGCCCCAACGCGATCTAGCCAGCGCCGCACGTCAAGCTGTCCGCCTGTCCGAGGATGATCGACGATCGGCCTAGCCACTGGCTTGGCGGGTGTCGCCAGTCTCACCAACTCGGCGACCACTTCATCCGACAACACCGCAAGCGGACAATCCGCTGGCGATATCACCCATTCACGGCCGCCGGACGGCGGGAACACGGACTGCGCCGCCTTCTCGCCAACGCCGCGAATCTCGATCGGCCCCGCCATCACCTTGGCCTTGCTGGCAAGCGAGCCCCAGCCATCGCGCCACTCGAACAAGCGATGCAGTCCGCGAGCCGATCGATACGTTGGCGTTTGCGGCACCTGTCCGCCAAACAATCGTTGGATGGCGGCTTCGGCTTCCGGACTGTCCGCGTCCAGGTCGATCAGCCCGGACGCTCGCAGCAGGACGCCGATGCCGTCGGCCTGCGTGTCGTCGAGCATCGCCATCGCTTCGCCCGCGTCGCTTGTCGCCTTGGATGGCCAGCCTACGCCGCCGCATGGGGCTTTGCCGCGCGTCGGGATGATCCGCCAGCCGTAGCCGCAGTATTCGCGGGCGGCTTCGTGTAGGTCGCTCATATTTGATCCTCCATCAATAATCGCCATGCTAACGCCGCCGCTTGCGGGCACTGTCCATTGCCAATGGACTTAAGTCGGTCCACCCGATTGGCCAGCCGAGTACCGCTTCCGACAACTGCGGGTGAGGGTAAGTCGTCGACGCTACGGGGAAACGTGCATGCAGCCAGTATTTGAGATAGCTTTCGCCCTTTTTTTTCATTGCCTCGAACGTCGATCCTTTGTGGTCGTCCTTGCACGGTGTCGGATGCCACAATCCATATCCTCGCTCTTTCGTGAGATGCGCCGGCGTTGGCAGCCGAAACAACTCCCCACCGCGCGTCATACCCCAGTTCGGAAAGGTCTCCGAGAACTCTTCCAAGTCCCCGACTAACAAGCATTGGCGAGTTTTCCACGTACGCGAAACGCGGTCGTACCTCGCCAATGATCCTGGCCATTTCCGCCCACAGTCCGCTTCGTTCTCCGTCGATTCCGGCTCCTCGTCCTGCTGCGGAAATGTCTTGGCAGGGAAAGCCGCCAGATACGACGTCAACAATTCCTCGCCACGGTCTGCCGTCAAATGTCCGCACGTCATCCCAGATGGGAAACGGCGCCAAGCATCCGTCGTTTTGTCGCGCCACAAGTACGCTTGCGGCGTAGCTGTCGTATTCGACGGCGCACACGGTTCGCCATCCGAGCAGGTGCCCGCCGAGGATGCCTCCACCAGCCCCGGCGAACAACGCAAGCTCCCGCATTGTTCCATCATCGCTCGACTTATTAGCCATGACATTTACCACGCCTCATTTTTTTCGAACAATCCATCCACCTTATGCAGACACGCCAGACACAGCACAACCGGCTTCCCGTCCTCTGTATCGCAGGTGTCAAGCTCGATCCCGCTGTCGCGATGATTGCCGCATTCGCTGCACTGCACCGCCGTCCACGGACCGCCCATAATGGCGTCCACATCCTCCGGCTTCGGCTCCGGCCCTAGGTCGCGCAGCCGTTGTTGCCGGTCGCGGTTCCACGTTTCGAGCCGCGTGAATTGGTCGAACCACTCCACAGCCTCACTCGCGTAAATCTGCCTGTTGACATATCGCACTGCCCACGCCCCTCCAAAAGTTAAAACGGCACTTCGTCATACGCCCCAAACTCCGCCCCTTGTATTGGCTCTCCGGCCTTGCCGTCGAGCCTGCCAATCCACTTCGCCTCTGGCGGCTTTTCGCTCAACATGTAGTTGGTGATCCGCCAAAACCGCCCCTCTTGGACCGCCTTGATTGCCGAGCAATCAGCCAGTCCGCCGGCAGTCGCAATGGCCAACGCGTTGTCGATGCCTATCGGATTTGGATGCTCACATCTTTTCTGCCACCATGTCTTGGCCTTCGAGCCGTAGAACCCATCCCGCCAATCGTACTCACCGATCCCTATATACTCCGAGACGATTTGCGGCATCTCCGCACCGTCTTCCGTCACCTCGTAATCCACTCGCAAGCTGACGCTAGAGTCCTTCTTTTTGACGTGCTTGCTGTAGCGGATACTGACAACACTGAACAACGTCGGCTTAACCTGCTCAACCAATGCGGGCGCATCGTCCGCCGAGGCGTCATGCCTTGCCTTCGGTATCGTGTCTTCAGCAAATTCGTGCCCGCATTCCTCGCAGACCTTGGCGGCCAATGGCGCTGGTGCCTTGCACTCGGGACACTTCTTTTCGGGCGCTGCATGCGTTCCGGATTTGCTTTTCGACAAGCCATAATCGTCCGCATCAAGCGGCCCATGACGGCGTAGATTCTGCCCGAAGTCGAGAATCAAGCAATCAGTTTTGCTTTCGAACAGCCTCAGCCCACGGCCGCACATCTGCGCAAACAGCCCAGGCGAACACGTAGCCCGCAACACCGCGACACAATCCACGCCTTTCGCATTAAAACCGGTCGTTAGTACGTCACAGTTTGCAATCCAACGCAACTGTCGATGCTTGAACTTGTCGATGATTGCCGCACGTTCAAGCGGTACGGTTTCGCCAGTCACAACGCCCACTTCATCGCCGGTCAGTTGGCGAATCTTGTCGGCCACTTTTCGCGTGTGCGACACGCCCGCGCAGAACACCATGATTGACTTTCGTCCAGCCGTCTTGGCGACAAGCTCTTGGACAGCCGATTGCGTTACGCCTTCCACGTCGAAAGCCGCTTCCATGTCACGTTGCACAAACTCGCCAGCCTTTACGCGTAGGCTGTCCGTCTCAATTTCTTCGCGGGCCCTACAACTGACGATTGGCGACAGGTAGCCGTCCGCGATTAGCTTCGACAACTTGGCGTTATACGACACACCGCCGAATATTTCGTCCTTGCCGTACACCGCCCCTGTCGACGTGCGATAGGGCGTTGCCGTCAGCCCGACGAGCCGCAGGTTAGGGTTGCATTGCGCCAACGCTTCCAGGAATCGACGGTAGCCGCTGGTCTCGTCCGGCCCTACTAGATGCGCCTCGTCGACGATGACCAGCGACCGCGATCCGAATTCGCTGGCACGATTGACCACGCTCTGAATGCCCGCAAACACGACGTCGCGTTCGGTGTCGCGTTGACGCAATCCAGCCGAGTAGATGCCGACATCGAGCGACGGAGCCAGTCCACGCAATTCCAACGCGTTCTGGTCGACAAGCTCAGCGCGATGGGCCAAGACGATTACACGCCGGTTAATCTCGACGACTCGGCGAGCCAGTTCGGCGATGACGATGGATTTGCCGCTGCCTGTCGGCAGGACGATGACGGGCGCGGTTTTCGCGTTCTTCAGCCATCGCCAAGTATGCTCGATGGCTTCGTATTGGTAGTCGCGAAGCTTAATCACCGAACAAGCTCCTCGTCTCGCTCTTGGCTGGCTGGTTGATCGGCAAGCAATGCGGCGACGCCCACAGCCTTTCCCGCTTCTGCTGGTGGCCGCCTTCGCTCTTATCCTTGCGCACGTTGCCCATGCCGCCCTGGAGATGGCCGGCCGCGAACCACTCATGAACCGTCCAGCCGTGCTGCTCTAGTTCCGCGTGCTCAGTGTCGAACCCGGCGAGCACAATCCGATTGAGCGGGTTGGCGCCGTTCTTGACGCACCACTCGCGCACGTCGTGGGCGACTGAGCCGGATTCCATCGCGTAGAGGGTCATGTCGCGCCCGGCTTCGGCGGAGTAGGGCGGATCCAGGAAAAACGCGCACGGGCCGTGGCCTTGACGTATCGGCAGCGTGTGGGCCGCGCCGGTCGTGCAGACTCGCGACCAATCGCCGTTGATGACGCGCACGTGACGCAGTCGGGCCGAGAGCCACTGGAACCAGCGGATCAGTTCGGGCATCGCCATGGCGTGGAACTCGTTGCCGGGTTGGTCGGACAGGACGCCCGGTTCGCGGGTGTTGGGGTGATTGACGCCTCTGCCGTTGGTGATGTGCGGCAGGCTGCGGGCGACGCCCGGTTCGCGGGCCTTGGGCTGGTTGACGCCTTGGCCGTTGTCGCTGATGTGCGGCAGGTCGCGGGCGACGCCCGGTTCGCGGTCGGCTTGGATGTCACGCCATTTGCGGATTCGGCCGGTAGTCGGGTCGCAAGTCCACGGGGCCGCGCCGTCGAAGGCGCCGATCTGCACGCACGTCCCCCACAGCCACCAGCCAGCGATTAGAGGGTCGCAATAATCGTGGGTGCCTGCCAGGAGTTCGAAATTTTTGTGCTTGCGCCAATTCAAGACGTGGATCTGGCGGGCGTTCTTATCGAGTTCGGAGACCGGCCAGGATGCGTGCCGGGCGGTCTCCTCGGGGTGATATTGCATCGCCCGCCAAGCGTTGACGACGAGACCGTCGAGGTCGTTGACGGTCTCGCTGTAGTAGGGGCGGTTGCACGGATGCGGGCGGTTGAGCAGGACCGCGCCGCCGCCGAAAAAGGGCTCGACGTAGTGGTGGCAATCGCCAAGCAGCTGCCACACGAGCGGAGCGGCTTTCGACTTGCCCCCGAACCACGGAAAGGGAGTCTTTCGGTAGTTGATACGGCCGTCGTTTTCGAGCCCGAAATCGTTGCCGTTGTCGTCGGGGTCGGTCGTCAGGTCTTCGTCGTTCTCAAAATCGCTCACGTTCCACGCTCCTCTCCGCCAGCTTCAACGCACTTCTCGACACGCACCTGCGGCGACAGCACGGCCGTTATCCGCATGACGAACATTTTGCCGTTGTACTCCGCGGCCATCTTTTCAGCCGCTTTAATTGCGGCCTCCTCCGTCGCGTATCGCCAGCAATACGGCCCAGTGCATCCAGGCGCGTAAATCGCCCACGGCATTTCGAATTCGTTCACGTTTCCAGCCCTCCCGTATAAACCGACAACGCGTTTTTGCCGGTCACTTCCTTGATAGCCAACCCAAGCGTATCAACGATGCGATCAATTTCCTTGTCGTCATCGCCGACTTCATCGCCATGCCAATCGTAAGCCCGTCCGCAACACGCTCGAATTTTGTTGAGCGACTGCCAAGCATCGACCGCAACCAACACCAGATCGCGTTGCTTTTGTTCTTCACCAATAATCATGTCCTAAGCTCCTCGAATAATCTGTTCCAGCTTGTCCAATACCGCCGTCTGACACTCGCGATTCAGCGCAGCGAAATTCATTCCAGCGGCCGCAAGAATGTCTTTCGCTCGCTCGACCAACTGCGGATGCCATGGGTGATGTCCGCCCCTTCCGCACAGCGGACAATCTAGGCACACCTCGCCACGTTTCACGCTCATTTGACCGAAGCATTCATGCGACTTGTCATTCCGGTCGCAATAGCGTTTGTGCAACGCCATGGCGTCGTGGAACAACTGTTGATCTTCTTGCTTCGCCATTTGTTAGGCTCCGTGTTTTTTAAGCGTTTCCCAAGCCCTGTCGAACGCTTTCAGGCTTTGTGGTTGTTTCTTGCCGTGATCGATGCACGCGTATTCAGCCAGCATCCGCAAAACCGCCAACGCCTCCCCCAAGTCGGACGAGTTGGTTTGCGGCTCGTGGGGCGGGTGGATTTGCGCCCACAATTTGCTCATGTGGAAATATTCCCACACGCTGCCATTTTCGCATAACGCGACATTGTTGTAATCGTCATACTGCACAATCTTTGAAGGCAGCCGCTCAACTCTTTCGTTCATTCTTCGATCCTCCAAAAAAATCCCGTACGCCGGCCTATCCAGGCATGACCGCGGCACCACGCCGACTACTGCCCCGAGCCGCTTACGCCAACGCTCGCGGCCGGCGAACGGGGTGATTTACTTTTCCAGCGTCTTAATCGCCCGTTCCAGATACCACGCCGCCTTCCGCAGGTCTTCCACGCTGTCGCCTTTGCGGCCAGCCCGGTAGATATATTTCATCGCTGTTCCGCGACAATGGGACACAAATCCATCATCGCCGAGGGCGGCTTCGATCGCGTCGATACACTCGACCTTGCCTTGATAGTGCGGCGGATGGTTGACGGCATCGTTCGCGGGTTGCTCGACCGGATCGCCTTCCGGCGGCCATTGGTCGATTCGCTTCCATTCAAAGTTGACGTGCGGGCACGTATTTGAATTTAGCCTTTCCATCCAATAGTCGGAGTATTTTTTCTCGCGGAACAGCATGGAATACGTATCCGTCTCGCTATCCCAAATCCGCCGTCCTCGCACCTGATACCGTTCCGCCATCGCGTTAGCCTCCTGTTTGAACAACCGACCACAACTCAAATGATGCGGGCAGGATTCGAACCTGCATGTTACTGTCCTGCGTCGATCGCCACAGGCTTCACCGAGCCGTCGCCCTGCGTCTGCCGTTCCGCCACCGCATCGTAAGTGCCCGTCTTTCCGGGCTGTCACTTCGGCCACAATTTTGGGTTGCATACCCTGCCAAGCCGCTAGCGGGCTATCATCTCTAAGCCGTTGCCTTCTAGTTTCCGAATGATGCGTCCCGGATTTGAACCGGGTTTGCCCGAGTGTCTCTCCCCACAGACTGGGCGTTTCTCGTGCTCGGCTATCGTCTGTGACACCTAGCGTGTTCCCACCACGCCGCCGCATCACGCGCCCTACATCCCAAATGTGTCGCCACCATCACCGCCAGCCGCTTCGACGTACACGGCGGGAACGTCCTTGCTGGCGTCGTGCCACTTCTTGACGTTGTTCCGCAGTTCACCTTGATCGTCTGCCCTAATGCCGATTGTCGCAACGCATTCCTTTTCGATGAGTTCATCGAATTTTTTGGGTAACAACACACCACATGCTCGGCATATTGCCTTGAAAACCCTCTGGGCGATTTCTCGCACCTTCTGCGTAGGGTGCTTGAAGTTCAAGTTTTCGTAGTGTCGTCGACCTGCAAATGCTTCCGGTTCAACGATCACAAATGTCATCGATAGGTAATCCGTCTTGGATTTTTCGCTTTCTTTTTTCTGTGCTCCAGTAACTTGCAGCCGGTAAACCCCAGGCGGCAACAGGTCCGACTTTGAAGCATCGAACCCTTTTTCTCCGAACACCTCCGCAAAAAAAGTATCCGTACCGTCAACCGTCTTTTCGTCTTCGATCCAATCACTTTCGCTCATCTCAATAGCTCCTTAGAAAGTTTCCGCATCAGCCTCAGTCTTCAATTGCGCCGGCTTGCTGTCATCCGGTTCCGGTTCCGGTTCGCTGGGTGGCGGCGTGTATCCGCTGCCCGGCCAGAATTTTTGATACGCGGCCCATTCGAGCGGTAGGTCTGTCGTGATGCCCAGCCGGTTTTTTGCCGCCACAGCAGGACTGCCAACCGCTCGAATCCACCGCTTCTTACCGCCTTTGGCGATCGCTCGTCCAGCGTCCTTGCCTTTCGCATCGACTTCCTGAATGGCGATATCGGTCGTCGCAAAAAACATCTCGTCGCACCACTCACGCACCACCGCGGCCGCTTTGTCATGCAGGTCGAGTTGCCATTGGGTATACGACTGCCGTTCTGGATCGTCGATCCGTTGCGACTTCGCATGTCCCAACATGACCACCGTCCAGCCGTGTTTGGCTTGAATGGCGTCGAACATCTTCAGCAGGCTTGAAATGCGTGCCGCCGCCATCGTGTAGCCAGCACCGTACCCGCCATTCACTTTGACAAGCTCGTGGTCTTGAACGCCGCC